CAGATGATTCTGTTCTAGAAGGTATCTATAACCAACAGTTTGCTCTTAAGGAGTTTACTGATCCTTCAACATTTAAATCTTATAGTGAGCTTAACCTTAAGTTGACTAGAGTCTTAGGTGAGGAAGTTAAGATGAGTGTACCTGAAGATGATTCACCATTCAATGATGAGCCATCTGTCTCTGATCCTGTTGCTGTAGCAGCAGATCCAGTTCAACGAGCTGAGGCTGAAGATGACACTATGAGTTATTTCGCTAAACTAGCGGCTGAAGCTTAAATCTTTATGAACCCGTCGAAAGGCGGGTTTTTTAAAACCAGTTACCAGCTCCATTACCACCAAATGATGTATGACGTTCATATGCCTCTGATGTAGCACCACCCCATGTAGGTTCATACGCATTATAATTTTGAATTACTGTAGATGTAGTACTAGCATCAACAGGAGCAATAGTAACATTACCTGATGCTGTACCCATTGCATTATTAGTGAATATACCATCACCAGATATTCTTTTATCAAACCTTTCTCTTGCACCTTGCATTTCTTGTGCTAATATACGACCACTTTGACTTAGATATGGTGCTATAATACCATCACCGTCTTTGCCATCTAATCTAGAGCTTAATCTAGAGCTTGCAACATTACGTAATGCTCCTTGCATACCTGAAACATTAGCTAATAATTTAGCCTTAAGTTCAGCACGCTTTCGTGCTTCATATGCAGCAAAATCTGGAATAGGCATACCTGCATGATGAGCTCCTGGCTTAACCCATGAAAAGTTAATACCAGCTGCTCTCGCTAGTTTTTTTATACGTTCTGGATTATGACCTGCTTGAACTAATCCATCATATAACATTTTAGAAGCTATTTCAGCATTACCACCATTCTTAATTCTTTTAAACATTTCTGTAAGTTGCTGATCTTGACCAGCAATAAGAGTTGCACCACCTGGTCCATCAGGATTAAATACAGGAAAATCACCAGCTTTAATAGGGTCTGTAATTTTAGCAGCTAATTCTGCTGTCATACCACCAGGGGTTGTTGCTGTACCAATAGCACCAAAATTTTCATTCCATGAGTTTTTAAGTGCACCTGATATTGAATCCCAATGATATGCAATTAATCCTGCAGCTAATATAGAACCCCATACTGGAGCAGAAAGACCTACAGCTGCACCACCCGCCATCATTAAAGCTCGTGTTAAGAAAAATCCTAATCTACCAGCTTTTGCTGTACTCCAAGCTGCTCTTGCAACAGCTGCTATTCCAGCACCAAGTCTTCCTTTAGTTAACCAGTTAGCAACACTATATCCTAACCAAACATCTAATCCTGTCATTAATACATTATTATCTAATACTTTATCTAACATTGATTGATCTTCGGCAGTTGCAGTATCTTGTTGTGGATTACCACCAGCCTCATCATCAGAGAATGCACTCTTTATTCCACTATAAAAACTATTAGCAACCATTGCAGCTAAAATAATTGGCCATGCTCTTATTCTACCAATATTTTTTAGGAATGGTTTACCACTCTTTGTGGCTAAGAATTTAGCAAATATTAATTTACCAGCAGATTTTAAAGCAAACCCAATCTTTCCTGGTAATCCAAATATAAATTTCATACCAAGTTTAATTTTTTTCCATACAGCTAAAGCAGCAAGTGTAAGTCCACTCGCACCAAGAGCAGATATGCCTCCGCCTTCACCTTCACCTTCACCTTCACCAGTTTTATCAGGTAAAGCTAAAACGCCAGCTCCACCTACTCCTGCTAAAGCTGGTTGTATAGATTCTAATCGTGCTTCATTTGCAGCACGTAATTGATCTAATCTCCACTTTTTTTCAGTTATCTGAGCATCTCTGGTAATATCTAATTCTTGTTGAGTTGTATTAAGTAAAGTATGCCAAAAGGTAAGTTGATTACTTAAAGTGTTTTTAATTGCTTCTAGTTGAAAATTTACGGCATTTAATGTAATACCTTGTCTATCTTGTTCAAACCCAGTAGGTTTATTACTTAAAGCTTTATCAGTGAATGTCTTTGCTTGACCAGCTAAATACCTACGTTGAAAGTCAGTAGCAGAATCAATCATAGTTCCAGTTATTGCTGATGTTTCGTCAGTTGTAACTGCTAATTTCTCTGCGCGTTTAGCTTCTTCTGATTCTCTCAGTCTATCACGCACACTCGATTTATTCAGCATTCTTAACTGACCTACAACTTCTTGTAATAACGCTTCTTGATTTTTAGCCATTTTTATTTTTCATCCTTTCATTTTCTTTTTTAATATGATCTTCTAAAAGCGAAATATATATTTCCCTTTCCCATGGTATCATATTATCTAATTCATCTAACCTAAAATTATGCTGAGTCATCAGCTGAAAATTAAGCTTATAATAATGTGATATGCTGTTATGAGAAAGGGCTACTGAAAAAAATCAGCTAATCCATTCAACTCCCTCTCATGACTATGATCACATTTTTTACAATTCCATTTCATAGTATAATTTAGATATGGTGCCTTACTTAATATCTCTGTCATACTTTGAAATTGATCAGTACTTAAACTCTCAACAAATTCAACGACCTCTTTGTTTGTAACATCTTTAGTAGTATGAATTTCTTCACCACTATAAATTGTTTCAATAGACTTTGCAACCATATTAATAATAGCATCAGTCTCAGTTTTTGTATCTACTGAGGTTAACCTATCTTTCATAGTATGCCATTTTAAATCAACACTTATATCATCTGTTAATTTAATATGCTTATCTATTTTCTCATCTAAATTTGCTACATTCAAATCATCTAAATTGATTTTTACTTCATTAAATTCTTCACAATCTTCAGCTTCACACTTCATATTTAGCTTAATACCTTCACCTACAGACTTACTTCGTAAGGTAACAAACATAAACTCAATATCAAATGTTGTTAATTTATTTAAATCTATTTTAGATTCTATACATGTCTTAATAATATCAAGAACTGATTTCTCTATTTGAGTATCATCTTGACTTTCAAAAGCAATTAATAAAATCTTCTCTTCTTTGACCACATATGGTCTGTATGTAATACTTTCGCCTGTTGAGGGCACAATCATATCATACTTTGGGGTTGCTATTCTTGGCAACATATCAATCTCACTCCATTATTATAATTAAAATAATCTCTTAAACGTACTTAACGTATCTCTCCCTATTCCTAACATGTGTCCTATCACATCTTCGAATCCATCTACTAATCCAACACTTCTAAAATTATCATATTCCCATGTAATAGATATTTCCATTAAACCTTCTGAACCTTCATTTAATTCTACAACTCCTACTTGTATAGGATATGCATTCTCTAACTTAACTGTATATCCAGGAATAACATCATTAGATGCACTTAATTGTTGTATTGTTACATCAGTAGAATAATCTCTTTTATAAAATGCTTTATAATGTTCATGCGATGTATCTATAATCATCTCTTGCCACATATCAAAATATTTCTTTATATAAAAATCATTGGTTAATAAGAATGTCATAGTAACTTCATCTGTTGCAGCCGAATATGGTTTCTTTGTATTATGATGATTATGAGTAGCTTCTGTAGTCATAATACGTTTACCTGGCATTGAACAAGATTGACATAATAAAAACATATCTCTAGGATCTTGTATAAAGTCTCCAATATTAATACCATCACCAGATATTAAATTACTAAGTAACGTGGCTGGATTAAATCCTAATAAACTATTCATACTTCTAGAAGGATGTGAAATATATACGCCAAATCTATTTCCTCGTGCTAAACCACCACGACGATTAATCGTTGACTTCATTGTATCGATACTTACTGGTAATGACATTAGTATTGTGTCCTTGAGTCTGCCCAAACTTTAGCTACACTAGCTTTTTTAAATGATTGGGTCTGTAAAAATATTGCAATGTTCCATTCAGCAGCATTTACCTTCATAATCTTAGAGTTTACACCCTTCGTTAGATAATGCTTGAAACACGGTTTAAAGTATTTATAACTCTTTGTAGCTTTTAACAAATTATACGTAATCTTAAATCTAGTGGTTGCATTAAACTTTTGGTTAGATGCTATATCATTCAATTTATCTAAGAAGATTGCACGCACTTTAGGTGGTAAGTAGTGTAAGTTAATACCATAAAAACCATCTTTAGCAGGACCAACAACAATCGTTAAAGGAAATGTATCATAATAAGGCAATGTTTTTTTAAGCTTAGGATCATATGTATACATTATCATATCACCGGGATGAGCACCACCTTGTGCTCTTAGTCTATCATCACTAAGAATAGATGGTGATAGGTTACCTAGAGCAGTAACTTTCTTTTGAAACCACGTGTTAGCTTCTTTTGTACGTGCAGTTATTCCTTTACGGAATGCTTCTGATTCTAACTTGTCAAATAAACTGGCCATACTTATATTTATACTCTTTTCTTAAGAGACTTCCATATTCTTCGGCCGGTCTTTGTCTTAGATGCTTTAAAACCCATTGTCATAGTTCTTATACCCATAGCCTCAAGTTCTTTCTCAGTCCATATTTGAAACTCATAGCCTCTGTCATCTGCATACCTCCTAGCATACTTCCACTTAGATGTATTCTTCATATAGGTTAATGCTTCGTTTAGTTTTTTTCTTTTGGGTGGCACGGTTTGTGCTGACGGTTTTATCTCGACAATAAGGGTACGACCTGTATCTGTTCGTATAGTAAGGTCCACAAAGTATCTATGGGCCTTACGATCGGTCGAGCATATATAAGGTATGACAGTTTCTTCAGATTGCCACCACTTAACCCAGCTGGCTGTGTCTAAATATCTAAATGCATTCCTCTCCCATAGAGATCTATAATGTATCATATCAATGTTACCATTATATTTCTCAGGATGTTTTGGCTTCCATTTACCTGAATATGTCTTTTTCATACAACTATTTATACAAATCGTTATAAATAAGTAATATACAAATCAA